ACCTTTACGGTTAGAATTTCCCCGCCGCTTAAATTGTATGGTTGCCCTATGCTCGAAATAATGGCCGAATTAGCAACCCAACCGGAAACCGGCGTAACGATATTGTTAATAGTACCGGCGAAACCCGTAACCGGGCCGTTATTCTCGCTATCCGCCGCTACGGACGCAAGGATCGGATCGGATCCGGCATTACTTACGGCCTCGGTTGTTACAAATCGGTTACCATTGGCCCCGACCGAAACGATCCGGCCCGCGTCCAACGTTACGCCCGGATCGATATAAAGACGATCCAAGGTGGCAATGGACGGGCGGGCCGATTCTCTTTCCGCCCCGGTAATAGCCCCTACGTTATCTAGGGCCTCGTCGCTAGCACTATCGGGGTATTGAGATCGATAAACGGCCCCGGCTACCTCCCATAATTCGGCTAGCTTGTCCGAAAATACGCCGGTAATTTGCCCGAAAACCGACGAGGCTAAAAGATTGGTTTCGGGGCCAAATGCCGCCCTTAGATCGTTATCGATCTCGTTTTTTATGTCGTCGAATTCTTTTTGAGAAAACCCGTCCGGTAATACGCCAAAACTAGACATAGCGATCCCTCTATTGCGGCAATGGTACTATTAATTCGTCCTCGTAGGTTAACGGGCCCTCGGTTGTTTGACAATCAAAGCGGATCGATAGTGTCCGCGTAGTCCCCTCATAGTCAAGATCTAGCCTCGTTAATCGCAAAACCCCGGCGGTACTTAGGATCGCGTCCCGAAATAGCGATCGGACTACGTTAAGATCCGGGGCCTTTATTAGGATCTCGTCGAAATAAGGGATCCCTAAACGGGTATCTAGATCCCATTCCCCGCGGAAAAATTTAAGACGGGTTTCTAGATCTTGCCTGATAGCGTCTAGGCCCGTTACGAGGATTAGATCCCCGTCCGTCCCGATCTCGATATCCCCGCTATCGTCTAATTTTATATCCGCCATTAGGTAGCCTTGGATTTTGTGGATCCTACGCTAGATCCTGGTAATGGTGGCACAACCGGGGTTTGCGGATAGGCTGCATGTAACGGGATCGAATTAGCTACCGCTACGTTAGCGTTTATAGTGCTAGCCATATTTATAACGGCATTTTCGAGGGCGTTAAATCTGGTATCGGTCTTATTTCCAAGGGCGATCGGTTCAGCTCCATTTTCCGCCCCAATATGCCCAAACCCGGCCCCGCTAGGTATTACGCTTACATTTCCGTCCTCTTTAATTACGATTGTAGCCCCTCCGTCTACGCCTAAGCGTAGGTTGTCCGCGTCGAAATTACGGATCGCTTTGCTTTCGGGATATGCCCCAGGCATCGCGTAGGCGTCCGATAGATCGAACCGCCTAAAATCGTCCGGCTCTACCTCATTACCGGATCCCGCTTTGAAGTTATCCCGGCTAGCCTCGGTAAATACTAGCTCTACGAGATCCCCGGCCTTGATCGGCCAAGTGATAAAAAATCTACCGGCCCTAGGGTATTGTAGCGGTACCCGCGGAATAATCGGCAGGCTTTCGGTTATCTCGGATCCGTCCGGGTAGGCTAATTGCCTCTTAATTAGCGGCTTTACGTCTACGGTTTGGTTGCTAGCGTTTATTTTCTCAACCCGCCCCGGGATCGAGGTATGTACCTCGGCCAGCCGATAATCGATCGCGTTACGGATCAATTCCGCCAAATCGGGCGATCTGCTAGCTTGTCCGGTACCCATTTCCCTAACCTATCCCGTTACATTAGAGGGGGCTACCCTCTATATCGGTGTACCAATCCCCGCCCCAAGTATCGCCGGTTAGGGTTGCCTTATCAATTCTAAAAAAGCCGTCTATATCGTATTGCCCATTTTTGAGGCCGGATCTTACCTGGATCTTTTTGCCGGGCGTCAATTCCGGCTGTAGTAGGGATCGGCATTTTATGATCCCCTTTTCGCCTAATTCCGGGACGCCTATAAGCCCGGTACCCTGCTGCAATAAAATAGCCTCGTTAGGGTTTATAACCCCGCCCGGCCTAATTAGCTGGATTTGCCCGTCTTGTACGCTCCAATTAAACCCGGCCCGCTTAATGATTTTATCCAATTCGTTAGAGGTTTGCCCGCTCAAAACGAGTCCTTTAACGTATTGCTGAGCGGACGATCGAGGGGCCCCCTTATCTAACTCTTGGGTTATGTTTCCGAGGCCTACCCCCAGGGAATCCGCGGCCGTCTTTAGTACGTCCTTTAAAAGCGTAGAGGAATCGAAACTAACGTTTATCCTCGAGGATCTTAATTGCTTACCCCCGTCCGCGCTTTGCAGGGTTGTTACCCAATCCGTCCCGGCCCGATTGGTTGCCGAATATTCGACGTTACCCGAGAAAATTAGGGACGTATTACCGAAATAACCGGCCTCTATTACCGTAGGGATCCCGGTTTGTTTTAGGGCTATTTTGGTGGGATCCGGGGCCCCCAATGCGGCCCGGGAATCTTTGGATAGGTTGTAGATCTGCAAATCGGCGGTATTAGGATCCCGCTGGATCGTCTTTTCGATCTTAAAGGTAACCCTTAGGATCGGCTTGGTTTCGCCGGTAACCGATCGGCTAGCGATCCTAACGCCCCCGATATTTAGGGCGATCTCTCGATTATATAGATCTGTCATAAAATATCCGGGTAAGGCGGATCTGGTACCTCGCCCTCGGGATAGTAGATTAAAACGACCTGATTACCTAAGTCCTCGAGGCCTGCCCGCAAATCCTCGCCGGTTGTGTCTATCGCGTACAATTCCCCGGGCGGGCGGCCCTCTTTTGCGAGTAGCCGGAAAAGCGGGAAATTGGTAACTACCTTTTTGCCTTGCCTGAGCGGGTTTCCGTCCTCGTCCAAGAGATCGAAAAACCACGATTGATCCCGCTCGTTAAATTGAAACCGAAAGCGATATAGGATCGCGTCTAATTCGATCTCGAATTCGTAAGTAGCCAGATCCGTCCTCGTTGGCACAATAACCGGCATAATTAACCCCCGAATAAATTAGCTAATAATGAGTCTTGTGGGGCGGTTGTTTCCTTTGCCACTTTTTTGCCTTCTTTTTTCTTTTTAGCCCTTTGCTTTTTAACGGGGTTAGGCGGCTCTACGGTTTCCGTAGTGGCTATTATGATTTGCTCGAGGGTAATTGTGGCGTCTAGGATCTGGCCCGTATCCTTATCTCTACTAGCGTCGATATTGGCGAGGATCATATCGTCAAAATTTCGCAAATCCGTAACAACCCTAACCGGCGTTTTTGCGTCCATTATTTGCTCTAGGGCTTGGTATGCGTCCGCCACGATCGATCGGGGGGCTGGCCCGGTACGTTGGGAGGCCGCGAATTGGATCGGGTTATTGCTAACCCAGCCTTGGATCGTAATCGTCCGAGGTAATACCCGTACATGGTCCGTTATGTCCGCCCCTTGCTCTACGGGGTGTTTTGTTACCTCGGCCGATCGGCTAATTCCCTCGTTTAGACTAGCGTCGAAACGGAAAAGGATAACCGTTATTTCGTCCGTTATAGCCTCCCCTAAAGCCGCGGATCGGTTGGGCCTACTGATTAGTGCGATACTCATTTAAGCACCCTGCGGGGACGGGGTTAATTGGTTTAGCGTCCGGCGGTTTAGCCGCTCTTGGCTACTCTCGAACCGTTCCGCGGCCTCGCTGGCAACCGCCGCCGGATCCGCCTTATTGCTTGTTACGTTGATCTCTACTTTCGTGTTTTGATTACTGCTTACGTTAGGACGCCCGGCCGCCGCGGTAGTAGCCGCCCCCGCCGCTACGGTTGCCGGGCCGGTTGCGGCGTTTACGCCCTCATTTGCGCCGAAAAACAGATCCGCCACTTTATCCCCGAAAAACGATCCGACCGTCTTAAATGCGTCCGCTATTCGTTTTGGGATTTCAGCTATAAGGTTAAAGAATTCCTCTACTTTTTCCCGCGATACGTCAAACCAAAAGGTTATAGCCGTTATTAGGATCTCTTTTATAGCCCCGGCTATACTGCCTACTTGCTCTAGCCAATAGTTAAACTCCTCTATTAGGCCGCCTATAACCGAGTTACCGCCCTCCCCCATTGCTATTAGATCGTCGATTACCGCATAGATCGCGAAACCAATAAGGCCCAACAAAACGATCGGGAGGCCCAAGATCGCTACCAAAACCCCGAGGATAATAACCACTTGGGTTATAGATTCCTCGAGGCCCAAAAATTCCTTAGCCATAAACACGATCAGATCGTTAATCTGAATAAAGCCCTCTGCAATTAAAGAGGCTACATCCCATATTGCGCTAAAAACGGCTTGGACTACTTTAGCCGCCCGGACAAGTGGGCCGGACATAGATCGGGCAAGATCTCGCATTGTAACCACAAAATCCGCGGCCGTAGGTAAGAATACGGCCCCGATATCGGCCTGCAAATCCTGAAAGGCCCCGGCTAATCCACGTTGGGCATTTGCGAAACCGTCCGCGGTTTTTGCGGCGTCCCCTACGGCCCCTTGCTCGGTTAGTCGCTGCAAAATCAGGTTATACCTAAGGCTCGTTTTTTCGGCCGTAGTCATAGCCTTGGTTGATTTTGTGATCCCTTGCTCTAACGCAAATTGCGCTAGGGCGGCCTCCCTAACGTCGATACCGAGGGTAAGCAAAGGCTCGGACGATCCAACCAAACCGGCCCGCAATTTATCAAGGGCTACGTTAGGTTCGAGGTTTTGAAAGCTAGCTATATCGAAAGCTAGGCCGGTTACCCCTTGCGCCATTTCCGCGGCGGCCTCGGTAGTGCCTAGCATTGGTTTAAGTAGGGCCCCAATATCGGCGGACATACCTTGAATCACGGCCCGCGATTGGCCGATCTCGTTTGCGGTAGCGTCCGAAAACTCTAGCATTTCGTCGGTAAGATCCCCGAATACGGCCCCTAATTTATTGGTTACCTCGGCGGCATCGCTAGCCGCGTCGATCATGCTTTTAAAGCCTTGGGCTACAACCCCGGCGGCAAAAAAGGCCCCTACCGCTTTTACGCCCTTGGTTATTTTTCCCAAGGATCCCTCTACCTCTTTTTCGGATCCCTTATCTACCTTAAAGCCTAAAAGGGCTACCAATTCCCTAACGACCATGTTTTCTCGCTTTCGCTTTTCGCCTTATTTCCTCTTGTGCAAAGTATTCGGAATCCTCCCTAGCGTCTAGGATCTCGTTTGCGGCCTGTACTTCCGTTATATCCCAAAAACGCCGGATTTCCTCTAGCGTAGCTACCGGGGGGTTATTGGTAACTAGCCGCCATATCGACCATTGGCGGCCTATGCGGGCGGGTAGGGTTATTCTCCCAGGATCGATCGCTGGCCTACGAACCTTATAGCGTCCGGGATTGTCTCGAAAAAAGATCGTAATTGGACGTTTAGGCCCCAAGCGGCCCATTTATACATTAGGCCAATACGGCCCATAAAAACCACTTGAAACGAGCCTGATAACTTACCCTTGCCGTCTATAACCGTTACCTTGGCTAATTCCTCCATTATCCAACGGGAGGTTTTAACGTCCAGGTTTTGAAATAGCTTAGATACGCCGCGGGCCAAAAATTCCGGGTTTACTTTCTTATCTAGCAGATCCGCGCTTTCCTCGATCTTGTCTTTTAGATCCTTGCCGTCCTCTTTTGCCATTGTAGCCCCGATCAACTCCCCGATCGATGGGCCTATAACCTTGCTTATGGCGTGTAGGATCTCATTAGCAACCCAAGGATCAAGCATACCCATAGTAAACGTAAGATCCTCTAGGGTTATGGTTTCGGTTGTTTGTTGCGACATAGGATCCCCTTTCCGTTTCGGAGTCTTAAACCGCAATTTGGCCATTAGGTAAAGCGCAAAAAAAGAGGCCGCCCCGATCGGAGACTACCGAGGCGGCCCTTACCCTATCGTCGAAACGATCGGGGTTTTGTTTAGTAATGGTAACCCATTAAGGAATACCTCCGGTAAGGATAAGCAGATTATCGGTTTCTAGTACCCATTCCCGGTTTTCGGTTTCCCGGGCATAGGTGGCGTTCGCCGGTTGTTGCAACCAAGCGGATTCTGCTTTAACCAAATCGACGCCGGAAAGATCCTTGATTAGGAGCGGTAAAACACCGTCCCCGCTTTGCTCGTCTAACAGACTTTGCGCCGTTAAAAGGGCGTTAGTTAGGGAGGATTGCAAAAGGGTAACCGTAACGGTGCCGGATTTATCATTAGAGATCGCCCGGCAGGCGTCCCCCGTAGATCCAACCGCAAGGTTAACGGACGGATTATTACGGGCCGCCTCGATAAACGTACCGTCCGCAAAACCCTCCATTATGATCGGGCCCCAAGCTACAATTACTTTTTTCGGGTTATACGTAGCCGCCATTTTCTTAAGCTCCTATTGGTTAAACTGAAAGGGTGCCCACGATATCGGCAAAATGGATCGCCCCGGCGTAGGTTCCTCTAAATACGATATCTACGGCCTTTCTTTCGGCGCGATCGTTGGGGTTAACGTCCGATACGAGCGGGACGGTAACGACGGGTTGCGGGTTATCGGTAAGGATTTGCCCCGATCCTCCCCCGTCCCGGGTTGCGGATTGCAAAACGGAATCCACGGTGCCCTGGATCGCCCCATAGCCCGCGTCCGTATAAGGGATCTTGGGGTTGTTTCGGAAAAGTAAAAATACGTCCTCTTTAATCCGTTGGATGATCCAATCCGTACCGCGGATTATGTCAATAAACTCCCCTACGTGCATTACCCCCTCGGCAAGCATTGGTTCCCCAAAATACTCTATGTAATGGTTTCCATTTTTAGCGATCAAGGTATTGCGTTCGCCGGTAGTGAAGCTATCGAATACTTGCCCCACGATTTCCTTAAATTTCCAAGTAGACGCCCCGGGATCGGTTGGGAATTGCTTACCGTAAACCCCGGCAACAAAACCGTTATGGGGATCTGATTTCCAACAACCGCCGGATCCCTCGTAAGACTTGGCCTCGAGGTTACTAAATGCGTCGTCTGTGACGGCTTGATCCAGGATATCGGTATCTTGGCAAGCCCATAAATGGATCTTATCCAAGGTTTCGACATAGGCCGCCGCGGCGTCCGCGGTTGCCTCGTCGTACCAATCCCCGGTTACCCCGTACCATGTATCGTTTACATTCCGTACCGCGGCAAGATCCGCCGCGATCCCGGCGTCCGGGGTATTGTCTTTAGCGTCGAAAAGGGCCCGATCGAATTCAACAGAAAACGGGGCCCCGGCTTGGGCGGATCCGCCGGGGGCGTCCGCCGATTGCACGTCTAGATCGGTGGAATTATCTACACCCCTTACATTTTGCTCGGGGCCTTGGTAATCCCAAGTAACCGTACCGTCTACTTGCCCGCTACCCGTACCGCTCGGGCCCGTAGATCCCGAGGTACCGGCAACCGTGCAAATATAGATCTTATTATCCGCCCTAACATGGTCGCCAACCGCGTAAGCGGTAGTAGCCAACCAAGCGGTTTGGGTAAGCGCGGCAACCAAGCCCGCGGTAATTTCCGCGGCGGTAGGCGTGGTATCGGTAGTAAAATCGAATTTAGTACCGCCTACCTCGAGCCTATAGAGGGTTTCGCTGGCTACCGGATCTACCGGGAGGAAATTAACGATCCTCGTCGGTTGATTTTGGCGTTTACCCAAAACGAATTTATCAACCTTGGGGCTTTGCCCAAGCAAAGCGGCGGCAAAAATGTAGGCCGGATCGCTCGAGCTAAATCCGTCGTCCGTCATTTCGTCGAGGGTTGAATATTCCTTAGCTACCTCGGGGATCGTGTCGTGCGTCATAAGCAAAAGCGGCGTATTGAAAGATACCCGCGTAATACTAGCGGTAGCCCGCGTAACGGATACCTGAATAATATTTTGCTCTGCCATTTTGTTAGCTCCTAGCTTGTAGAGTCAACGTCTATCGGGCCAACGTTACGAGAAAACCCATTTTCTAACGTCCCGGTAACCTCAGCCTTGCTAATTATTTCTATATCCTCGATAACCGACGAGGCCAAGGTAAACCTAACCTCTAGTACTTTCCTATCAAGGTAAAAATCCGCTACGTTTATGCTAGCGTCCGTTAATGGGTTGTAACTAATAACACCTAATCCCGCCTCATCTAACGGACGCCAAAAAGCCTCGATATTAAGGCTAGCCTGTAACCGTCCGGCTAGGTGGCGGCTATGGCATAATGGGTTTTCGTTATCGGGCGGCCCGGTATTAACCTGGATCTCTACCAATATTTCCCGCTGGCCCCTATGCTCTTGGGTGTAGCGATCGAGGCCTTGCCCCGCGCTATCGGTTAATTCTGTTACCCGTTTTTCGTCCCCCGTCCCGATCTCGGTTGGGCCGGTAATCGAAAGCAAGGCATACGGCAGGGAGGCTTGGGGATCTGCTTGATCGGCCCATTGTACGTTTATTCCGGTAACCTCGGAAACCCAATCGTAAAGGGCGTTTTCTACGGTTTGCCAGTTTATCGGCGTCGAAATATCTACCGCCATTATTGCCCCGTTTTAATAGCTAGGTACTTTCTATGCCGGGGCCAATCCTCCCCGCTTTCGATCTCAAATTGGATCCCGTTATAGACAGTTCCGCAAGGCACAACTAGATCCGGCTTTATGTCCGGCGGATCCCCTACGATTAATTCCGCGTCCGTCCAAATAGCCACGGTAAGATCGGTGCGGCGGCCCTCGGGTATTTTTTGTAAGTCCTCAGGGGTTGCCGGTTGAAAGCTCCCGCGACATTTAAAGCGGGTAGGTTGTCCGCCTTCCAATACCCGGCCCTTAACTCGCTCTACCGGCGGCCTACGGATAACCACAAAATCGGCCGCAAAATATTCTAAAACCGCGTCTAAGCTCATTTTCTAACCGCATACGTAATAGAGGCTACTAGCTGCCCCGTGTCAATTAACGGTTTACTACTACCCTTTCGATCCACGGTTTCCGGCATAAGCGGCGGCGGGATCCCGGCCCGTATGGTGCGGCGTATATCCGCTACGGCCTTTTCGCCTACAATCCCCAAAACCCGGCGGATATTAACCCGCTTAGGCCCGTATAGCTGCCGGGTAGCCCTACCCATTAGACGTTGCCAGCTAAGCACCTTACGATCGAACGTAGAGCGGATAAACGATCTTTCGGGTATGCCGCCGTATTCCGCCCCGGATCGCCCTAGGCTTATCCCAGCCGTGCCGAATTCGTGGAAAAACCCAAGATCGGCGTTAGTGATACCGGATCCCTTATGCTCTACCGCGCTAGCCTCGCTACCTTGGATCCCGATTGCTATTTTTAGACGCCCGGCCTTATTTACTTGCCTAATGATCCGGTTGAGGCCCCGATCGATAACCGTAACGCGGGTAGTAGCCATAGCACTACGCGCACCTACAAGGAAAAGCGGTGCGTCTTAGCTCGAGGAACTGCCGCCCGTAGGCGGTAGATCCGAAAGCGGAATCCGTAAACACGGTAGAAACCGAAAACGATACGCTCAGGGCCCCCTCGCCCATAGAGGAAATAGGCCCGGACGCTAACGAATTGCCGGTAACCATAAATACGAGGAAATGCCCCGCTAGGTAGATCGTAGCCTCCCGGGCCCTATTCTCGCCCCATTGCTCGGTATTTATATAGCAGGCCGCGGCGGCTATCGCCTTTTCGATATCCTGGTTATCGAGGTTACAGAATTCGGGCAACCGATCCCGGATATCTTGCACGGTTACAGGATCGGCCATTGGTTACCGCCTATTCCTCGTCGGTTTCGGTTTCCTCGCTATCGGCCAATTCCTCGAGGCGGGCTTGGATCGCGTTTTGCACGGTTTTCCGATCGTCGCTATGCTTAAGATCTTCCAACCATTGCAGATCGTCGCATATCTTAACCTTAGCAATTACCGCATTAGCCTTGGGCTTTTCCTCTTTCGGGGCCGCCGGTTTCGCTTTCCCGTCTAGGATCTCGATTACCGGCGGATCGCCCTCGAGGTAAGCCCTGGTACTCTTACGGCTACGGTTTAGATCGGCTACCAATTCGTCCGGGTATTCGTGATCCCCTGTCTCGAATTTTAAAACCCCGTGGCTATTGGTAAGCAATCCTACGGATCCGTCTTTTCGGTTACGGACTAATGCCATAATTGGCCCCTTTCCCCTTTCGGTTTTAACCAAATAAGCCCTAGATATCGTCCGAGTAATCGAGCGACAGCGGATAGGGCAAAGCCGCCCCGGCGGTTTGCGCCAAGGTATGCACCACAAGCTCCAATCCCTGCTCTTGCACCGGGAGTTGAGTAAACTCTTGGGTAATATCTTGGAACAATTTATCCGGGCTACGCTCGTAAACAACCATACGATCCGATCCGCCTGCCCCCGCTCCTGTCAAACGATACCAAGGCTCGATCGCGGTAATGCGCGGGAAAGAGCGCAAAACGAATTCTAGGATCGTGGTATCCGATTGGGTGGATCGTGCCGTAGTGGCAATCAAGGCATGCTGAGCGTCCGGCAAAAGGATCGTATTAGGATACTCTACCCCATTGGTAGCGGCTACGATCCGCTGAATTGCCTTTGAAATATCCGCAAGGATCTCGTCCGGGGTTTTGGTGCTCCATTCAGGATTACCGCCAACCCCGTTCGGGACGGACTGGGCCGGGACGGCCGAGGAATTAAGCATACCCTCGGCAATTCCGTATTCCGGGGCCCCTACGGCCGCGGTTTCGTCCAGGCCTTCCTCGATCGCCCGGCGGGCGGCCATAGCCCGCATATTATTCAGGTTACGCCGCGCAAAAGCCGCGCTTTGAACCTCCATTACCGTCCAGCCGTAGGCGGCGGCCCAAGGGCGGACGGGGCGGGGGAATTCCTTACCAAAAACGTCTACCCGCGGTACGTCTTTAGCGTTCGGGCTAACGATCTTAGCGCGGCCTACCCGATCGAATTGCTGGTAGGTTACTTGGGTGGCCCCGGCCCCGGCGTCATTCATTACCGGGCAAAAATCCCTAGCGCGTAGATTTGGGTACCGCTTATTGTAAAGGGTCGATTTAATCGCTTCCAATTCGCGGGCCATAAAGGCCGCCTCGTTAGCGTCCATACGTTGAACGCAAGCAAGGTTCTTAATCTCGTCGTACATTTTTTATGCTCCTATTTCCTTTTTTGCGTCCAAGGTTACACTACGACGGGTTCCAAAAGCTCGAGCAATGCAAGCCCGGCCCCGGCGGTAGTGGATCGAAAAACCCCATTAACGGCTTGGGCGTTAGCGGTATCCGCGTCGTTTCGGAATTTACCGATATCGGCGGCGGTTCCTGTATGCCGCACAAAAGCGGGATCGCCCGCGTTTACGGCCTCGTCTACCTCAACCCAAACCCGGCCCAAGGTAAGCATATCGCCCGGTTCGCCCTCTTGTAGTCCGGTTTCTCCGCCGGATCCGCCGGATCCAAATTGGGCCCTTTGCTCGGTTTGGTGACGATGCACCAAAACGCCCGCAAAAGAGGCGGCCCCGGTAAAGGCCTGAAATTGCTTTTCGGGATCCGTCCCGGCTGCATATCCAAGGCCGAATTTAGCGAGGGCGGAATCCTCATTAGCGAGGCTATGGATCATAGCGTTCGCGTTTGGATCGGCCAGCAAACCGGCAAAAGCCCGATCCGCTTGCAGGGAATAATCGGTTTGACTCATTTTTTACGCTCCTACCTAGTGGTTTGCTAACCTAGTTAGCGGTTTTTCCCAAGGGGCGGATCCCCCGCTCTTGGTTATCTTTGATCATTGCCAAGCGGGCCTTCTCGGAATCGATCCGATCTTCCGTATCTGCATGGGCCGCTTGCCGGACGCCCTCGAGGCCCTTATTGCCTTCCGGCTTGGGCGGCTCGTAGGTTTCGACTGCTTGATCGAAACGGGCCTTAATGTAAACGTCCCGATCCTTACCTTCCAACCCGTCGATTTTCTCTTGGGCCTTGGGTGAGGCTTTCAGGATCGCCATTACGCGGATCTCTTCGTCCGTCTTTTCCTCGTATTTAATGCCGTTACCGTCCGCGTCTTTATCCCCGACGATTCGGCGGGCATCATTGATCAAGGCGAGGCGGGATTTAACGATCTCGTTAATGGCCTCGGGTGCGGTTGCGTCGTTACGAGCCTTAACGGCCTCGTCCCGATCTTCCTCGGCCTTATCGGCTCGGGCTTTTTCCTCGGCTACCGTCTTTTCCGCGGTATCCAATTTTTCGGCCATTTCGTCCATACGATCGAGGGCCTTAGTTACGGCTTGGGCCGCGGCCTCGTTATCGATCTCGTATTCGATCCCGTCGATCTTGATCTTCATTTTTCTTACCTCGGGGAATAACGATCCCTGTTTTGGTTTAACCTCTGTTACTCTGTTAACCATTACACGATCGTCCGAGTCAAGCCTAAGCGTAGCGTCTTTACCGGCCCGGGCGTTTTCTACAATCGCTAAATGGTTGCCTCTAATATTCCTTTGGATCGCGTCGTACCGTAAACCGTCCGGGATCCCATCGATCCCCATAGTGATCCCGTTATTTAATTCTAGATCGCAATTATAGCCACAAGACAACCGCTTTTTTTCCTTAGCCGCCGCGATCCCGTCCTCGGTTGTAATTGTAACCCGCCCGGCTACAAATTCGGAATCCTGCTTAATGTCCCTAACGTGGCCTACGTGGTATTTTTTGCTATTTTTGCTTGTTACGGCCTCGGGGGGGTGTCCGTCCGTAAGGCTAAGATCCTCGAAGGATTTAAGGCTATCCTCGTTAAATACTTCCTCAGGTAGCCTCAACTCCCGGCGGGTTGTGCCGTCCTTATTCAAATATTCAAAAACCCCAACCCGGGTTAGGCGGGCATCGCATTTTAGATACCCGTTAGGTAATTCCTCAACCCGCCCCATTTCGGATCCGTCGTATCTTGTAACTGCCATTTTTTCCGCCTCGTCTAATTTAGGGGTTTGCTTTCCCTCTGATTTACACGATTCCTCGAGGGTACGTCTAGCAATAGCTACCGCTTGGGCCGGGGGTTTACCGGCCTCTATTTCCGTCCGTATATTTTGGCGGTAAGCCTCTACGCTACACGATTTAATTAAAGGCATTTCCTTTAATCCTGTTATCTAAGGCGGGATCGGTCAACCCTCGGATCCCCGTCTACGCTCTAGCCGTGTATTGGCTAAATCTAGGGCCCGGTTTTCCTTATTTGCTTGGGCTAATTCCTTTTCTAGTTTTGCAACCCTATCCCTAAGGGGCTTATTTGCCGCCCGGGCTTTTTTGGTTTGCTCTTTTACGCGATCGGTTTCGGCTCGTAGTTTTGCGATCCTGGATTGCGTACGGCCCATTCTCTCGTTAGCTAGATCCAATTCCCTATTTAGCTTTTTAACCCGCTCCAATTCGGCCTTGGTTGTTTCTACTTGTTTAGCTAATACGCGATTTTCCCTAGCCGCCTTTTTCGCTTGCTCTTGGGTTTCGCTTAGTCGCTTTTGCGTCCGGGCCGTCCTCTTTTGTTGGGTTTCTAACGATCGCCTAGCCGCCTCGGTGCGTTTACGGCTTTCCTCTAATTCGGATCGTAGTCTAGCCGTCCGCTCGGTTGCGGTTTCGCGCCTAGGTTGTGGTTTTGGTTTCGGCTTAGGTTTCGCTACGGCCTCAGGCTGCACCGTCCCCTTAGCCGCTGGGGTTTCCTCGCCCAATAGTTGATCTATGTTAGGCTCTGCCGTGCATCTGCAATTAAAATCTTGTCCGGGATGATTCCGGCGTCCCGTCCTTTTATCGGTTATCGGCCCCGGCCCTTTCCAGCTATGTACCGTCCCCTCTAACGCGGCGTGATCTGGCCTAACTCTTTCGTCTAGGCTAGTCCGCCAAATATAGGTACGTAGACCTAGATTTTGTTGCCTATCGCGGGTTAGGTTTCCATTTAGTTTTAAAACTTGATCCCTAGCAATAAAGGCCGCCCTTTGCCGGGCCTTAGATCCTAGCTTTGCGATATCGGCCGCCACGGTATCCGCCCTTTGCCCCGTCCGAAAGCCGCGCATAACGGCCCCCTCTATTTGCTCGAAATAATCGGCGGAAAGGGTTTTTATTAGGGCCACGTTTTCTTTAACTGCCGCCTTTAAAATAGGCTCTAACGCCGGGGCAGCGGCTATTACGTCTACTCCCAAAACCTGTTTAGCCTGATTTTGGATCCGCTCCTGGTTAATCGTGTTTACCTCGGATCCCATTACGTTGGCGGCGGCCTCTGTCGCTTGATCTGCCCCCTCAAAATTAAACCTTATTTGCTCCATTATGCGGGCGGCTTTATCGGGCCAATCGTCTACGTCCCGCCTTGCGCTATCTGTTACGGTTGCCTCGTTTGCCAATTCCCTAAGCCGCGGGATTAGTAATTGCCGGACTAGGCCGCGGGCCCTATCGACGATCTTAAGCAAGGCCGATCGGTAGTTACGTTCGGCCGTTTTCGGGATCCGCTGGATTGGGGGCCGCTTTAGCTTGATCGGCTTTTTCTTTCCCCGCGCTTTCCGTTGGGCCTCTTGTGCCGCGATAATTTGGGGGATCGGTTTCGGGTTAGAAAGTAGGCTAGCCATTATCCCCGGTTTCCCCCTCGGTATCGTCCGGCGGTTCCTCGGTTAGCGGCGGCGGGTTGATTACCGGATCGGTTTCCGGCTCTATTTCGTCCGCTAGCTTGTCCTCTTGTCGCCTTTCAAGATCTAGGATTGTTTCCGGGCTATATTTATCCCCACCGAAACGGCTATAGGCTATTTCGTCCTCGGACACTACGCCCATTTCGATATAGATCTTATCGCTATTAGCTTGCTTATTCCTTAGATCCGCTTGCTCCAATTCGGTAAGGCGGTAAAGCGGGTTAAAATAAAAACTCCATTCCTCAGGCTCTACCCCTCCGGTTGGGCCGTCTTTTGCCTTAAAGCATAACTTGATCAACCGCTCGATCTTAGGCCTTAGGCTGCTTTCTTGCTTGGCCGAAATTTGATCGTAAAAAAATCGGATATCGGCGGCCCCGGTTGATTGCATACCGCTAGGCGATTGGCCGAAAAGCAAAGTAGCCGGGGCCCGAAATGCCGCGGACATACGATAGGCAAAACGATCCATTAAATCCGGCAGGCCTGCTAGGGGCGTAGGTTTCCGATCGAAGTCCTCCCCGTCCGCGTCTAGTGGTACCGCTCGAGATACGCCGCGGCATAAATCGATCTGGGCCATACGACGCAATACGAGATCGTCCTTATCGCTTAAAATCGCGTCTTTTAAGCCTTTCATTTTAAAGATCGCTTGGGCAAAATCTTGCAAAATATTCGCTACACTATGCCAAGCTACGTCATAGTCTCGGATAAGATCCCGCGTCCGAGTAAAGACTGGATCGGCCCAACCCCCGTTTTCTTTCATACGGCGGCGGTTAGTTAAAACCCCATCGAAACGGATAAAGCGGCTTTCGTGGATCAAGGCATTGATCCCGGTCGATACCCCGTTAAAAGTGGTTTCGTTAAGGCGGTAATATTGCGGTTGGCCGAATTTTTCCGCGCTTGGATCCGTATAGTAGCTATCTATATGCACATCCCACCGATCAAAAACGGCTAAGAATTTAATAGACTCGATCCGATCCTCGTCTAGCGGTTGCATCATAGCCCTAGGATCGTCCCCGCCTTGATCGTCCGCACCAATAAACAAAAGGGATCCGCCGAATACTTGGGCCCATACCTCGGCCTCGAAATACTTACTTTTTGCGTCCAATTCCTCGAGCTTGTTAAGCATAAGGTTACCGATCGAGATCCGTTCCTCGGTAGTGCTTTCGGATTCCTCTTTTCGGCTTTTATCGTCTACGGTTTTCGGATCGTTTGCGACAATAGAGATCCATTGGCGGACCATTTCCGAGGCTATTAGCTCTACGGCCGTTCGGGCCATATCGGACGAAAAATAGAGGTTTTGATTTTCGGTGTAATTCGTATTGTACCGGGGCGGGATTACTTGGCTACCTACCCGCTTATCCCGGGAGGTACCTAGCCCGGTTATTACGTTTTCCCAGCCGTCCTTATTTTCCTCGGCCGCTTGTAGCATTTCCTTAGGTTTCGGCTCTGCCATTTCGATCCCCTACATTTTGGTTAAGGCCTCTAAGGCGGCTAGCCCGCTCAATTCTTGACTTACTAGCATATAGGCAATGCTAGATCCGTCTATTTGATCGTCTTTTACGTTATCAGATTTAGACGGGAAAGCCTCTAGCTCGGATATGTAGCTATCATTCCATGGGCCCCTAACGAGCGATACGTTACCGCCTAACCATTGGCTAGAAAACGGTTTAGCGTAGGCCTCTTTTTTCTTGGTTGCGGGGTATGATTCTACCATGTAACCGTTAAGTAGCCGCCTAAAGTGGGCTACCTCGGATTTTCCGGCTTGGGCCGGATCTTGCCATAGTCCAACCTTACAACCGTGCCCGTCTTGCTCTGCCGTCTTAATCATTAACCGTTCTACCTCGAGCGGATCCAGCCGATCCCGCTTTACGTCCAATACGTAAACCCGGCCTTGATTATCGATCCCCATTTTGACGCCTACCGTATAGTCGGGATCCGGGTTTTCCGGGCTTGGTTTTGTTGCGGCCTTATCCCAACCTCGGGATATTTGCTTTAAATTGCTCGGGGCCTCGTCTACGTAGTTTACGCGATCCCCTTTGAAATAGTCCCCGGCCGCGGGCCTTACGTTCCAATTTCCACCCAATAGCATAAGGCGATCTATTTCGTGCATTGCTAATAGATTCGCCCGATAGCCCGGATCTAGCTCTTGTAGGATTTTGTTATCGTCCAATTTAGCCGGGATAAAAGTAAGGCTTTTAGGTTGAAATTCGCTAGGCGGTAAATAGTCGAATTGCTTTTTAAGGTCGGCTACGCTATCGGCCCAATGCAGGTTATCCTGGTACCTAAGAAAAAACCGCAAGACGCCCGATCGCTCGGGTATCGGGTAACCGTCCTTACCTATCCACCAGTCAATTAACGTCCTAATATGGCTGTCTGGATCGGGGTTAGTGGCGGCCCGTATATACGGCTTAACCCCACAAGTGGATCTATTCCGGCTAAGTAGGTACCAAAACTGCCCCTCTGTTATGTCGGTTACCTCGTCGAAACCAATATAGGCATATTGCTTGCTTTTGTGGCTATACTTGTCGCTTTCGTGTTGTAGGTGGGAAAATTCGATCGCGGCCCCGCTTGGAAACCTCCAATCTAACTGAGAGCCCTCCCGCGGTACTCCCCCCATATAGGGGTATAGCTTCCCGCTTTCCTCCCATACCGATCCGCCGCCCCTTAATTGTTTGGTTGTCCGCCTAAATATGATCCCGGTAAAGGCTGGGATATCTACCCACCTAAGCGGATCGTAAACTAGGGACCACGATTTACCGGGCCCGGCAGCCCCTCCAAAGATCGCAATATCCGCCGGGCTTGCCGCAAAAATACTTTGGGGGCCCTCTTGCGGACTAATGTTAATTGACGCGCTAGCCATTATTAGACACTATCGGATCCCGTAATAACCCCTAAAACTTTTGAGGTAAACCAATGGGCAGAATAGCAAAGCAGATCAAATCTAAAATGGGTATCCATTCTAAACTAGCCCTAGATCTTGAGGATACGATCGGGGATCTCGAAAGGGTAGAGGATCAACTAGAACGGCTAGAGGTTTACAGCATACAGAAAGTGATCAAAAGCCTAAATAAGGCCCATTCCGATTTAAAGCGCAATTTTCGGATCGATCGATTGGTTGCGGCCTGCATATCGGGAAAATGCGTTTTAGAATTCAACCAAGCGGATCGGGACGTACCGATCGCGGGGCCCAATGGTGCCGCCGCCGGTACGTTTAAGCGGCCCCTCGTTTTAACCGTGAAAACACTAAAGGGCGAGGTAATAGAAGTATTGGACGGAATAGCCCCAGCCATTACCCCGGCTAAAAGCGGGGCCGGTTTTTCGGATCCTACCATTTCCCCGGCTAGCCCCGTTTTCGTAAAGGGCCGCGCTAGCCTGGATCTTATCTACACAACCGACGAGGGATCCTCCGAAATTTACGCCGCGGACGATACGGTTAGCCTTTCCGCGGATCTGTCGGTTTGCGGTATAGATTTGGATCAAGTGATTTATACGGATACGCTTATAGCGTAACCGATCTTTTTGCCGCCCTTTTGGGTGCCTAGCATTGCTAGCCTAATCAATTTAACGCCGCATAGCGGCAAGGAGTTAGCGTTATGGCTAAACAGACCTTTGAATTCGATACAGAGCAACAACCGGCAGAGCTTACGTTTGCTCAACTTAAGGCCTCGATTGAGGCTTACGCCCTGGCCAATAGCCTTAATAGCCTTAAGGTGCATAGCACCAAAACAAAACACGGTAAAAAAATGCTAGAGGGCTTTGCTACTTGGGGTAAGGGGGATCTTTCGCAAGAAAACCTCGAGGGGTTATCCCTGATTATTTCCTCACAGCCCGGCCTTGTCGGTTACTCGCCCCCGATCCCCGAGCCTTTGATCTTGGACGTAGCAAACGATCTTGAGGCGGCAGAGGGAACCTTCCCAGCCGTTACCGGCGTTACCGCGGCTACGGGTACGCTCGAGCTATTAATGCCGGGCGGGGTTGCCCCTGCCGGTTGGGATGGCAAAACCGTTACCTTGGATAATGGCGTAGACGATCCGACTGTTTTTGAGTTCGATAGTGACGGATCGGTCGTTGAAACCGACTATCTTAGGGCTATCAATTTTACCGCCGGGGATTCACTGGCTACGGTTATAGCCGCCGCCCAAGCCGCTTTTTTTAATGCACCCTATTTGAATATGTCCGTTGTTAATAACGGAACTACTGCGGACGCAATCCGGGTTAAGTATATTAACAACTATCTCGGTACCGTTGGTAACGTCCCGATCCAAACCACCTTCTTGGGATCCGAGGCAACCGTTACCGGAATGGAGGGCGGGGCAAACGCCGAGGGGGCCATTATCGAGATCGGTACCGTTAACGATCTCTTTCAGACCTTTGAAATGGCGCAATTAACGCCCGAGGGGCTTAGCATTTTAAACGCTACCAATGCCGCCGGGTACCCGCATACTTTTGTTGAATTGTACTCGAGACAAGCCGCGGCCCCGGGCCAAGACGGTACACCGGAATGGACGGTAGATCCCGGATCGTTAACCATTAACGGATCCCTCGTTTTGCAAAACCAAAACCCGATCGTTATGCCCGCCACTACGTTTTATTCCAAAGAGCAAAGGATCTATTACGTAGACGACGATCTTAAGCTCTATTTGGCGTATGCGTTCGGCTTGGTTGCGCCAAATCAACCGGGCGTAAATACGGTACCTTGGCGATCGTTCGACGAGGCCGTTTCTTTTGGGGCGGTTTAAGCCAACCGGGATCCGCCGGTACCCTTAGCCGTTTCGGCAACCGGCTTTTTTCCATTCGGCCTAATTACCTTACAACCATACCGGGCCTCGAGGCCTCGGATCTCGGTTTCGTCCATATCGTCCAAGGTGCGGACGGGCGAGGGCGGCGGCAATAGTACGGTTAGCGCGTTTTCTAATTCCGTAGGGCCCGCGCTCCAATATTTCGACCATACGTAATCTGATTTAGGGGCCCCACCCATAGGCGGGTTATTATTCGGGATCGGTTGCCTCGTCTAGCTGTATTTTCCTGGCGTGTAACATAGCGTCCGCCTCTAAATAACGCATTTGGGCCCTAATGCCGATTATTTCGCCTACCTCAAAACTACGGGCCCCAACCATACGCCCCTTAAGGGCCTGGATTGCGGCGTCCCAGGGTATGTTTATTTGGCTAGCGAAAAAATCACGTAGCGGCATAGGGCCTATTGTTAGTTGATCATTTTCTACGTGGTTAGCTAAGCCCTCGGCGCAATCGCATTTAGAAAAATCTTGCCAATCCCAATAAGGGCAATTTTCCCAATGGCCTAAATGGTTTCTGTTTTCCGGGGCTGCCGGTATGTCTATAGGTGGTTTACTTAATTCCATTTTGTCCCCTTTCAATTCCGCCATTACTCTAGCGTAATGATCTAGCCTGCCTATCGGCATTACTTTTTAGGCCCTCGCCCATTATCCGGGTAGTGCAAAACCACTTGGGCCGCCCCGCTATGCTGTACGTTTAGGTTAAGATCCTTATCGAGCATACCGAGGGATTTAGCCAGGATTTGCAAGGCCCGGATCGCGGCGTGATCATTCTTTCCGCGTATGGCCCTTACGTGCGCCTCTTTTAGCTTTTGTATTACCCAACCCTTACTTACGTCCGTAGCCTCGGATAATTCCTTAAGTCCCTGCTGGATAGCGGGCCGGATCTTTTTGTGGCGGATAAGGCGGCTAGCTGTTACGTGCGCCGAGTCTTTTGCATACCCGGCCCGAATAGCCGCCCGCGTCCCTATAAGATCCTTTAGATACTCCCGTACAAATTGGCCTTGTTGCGGCGTTAATTCGTCGATCAATGCTTCAAAATCGGGATCTTTTTTCTTTCGTGGCATAGCTCTTATTATGGCCTATAGATCCTATTGCGTCGATTTGCCAGCCTTGCCCAATATTCGGATCGTTACGTCTTTTTTGGCGGCCTTTTTTATTTTGCCTAGATAGGTGGCGTTTTTAGTGCCTAGGATTATCCCCTTGCCTACCTCGATCCTGTCCTCGCAAAACTGGATCCCTATTTTTTTCGTATCGCCCATAAGAAAACTACTCCCGCTATCGGCATAAGGGCCGTAGCTATTACCGCTAGCGCGGCTTTTTTTATAGCGTCCCGCATATCAGAAAAGGGTAGGCGTATAGCCCCGCTTAATCCTTGTTACGGCCTTTTTATAGGTTTCCGGGTTAGCCTCGCAACCTACGGCCCGGCGGTTTTCCATAGCCGCGGCTATTAGCGACGTAGCCGATCCAGCATAGGGATCCACGATCAGATCCCCCTCGCTCGAGTAGTCGCGAATAAGGGCCCGCATACCGTCTAGATCTTTGCGGCCTACGGTTTGCCCGTCCGATTTTGCGGCCTTAACTATGTAATGCCCCGGGCGGCTACCCTTTCCCCATACCTCGGCCCCAACCCTACGCCTAGCGATCGTTATGTAGTCGCAAGTAGAACTAGGGCCGTCCCCGATAAAGCGCGGCATATTCGGCTTAACCCAAACAACCGGGGCAAAAACGTACCAATCCCGATCAAGTAGATCGTCCCCGTATTCACGGGCTAGGAAATGATCCGAGAAAATACAGATCCACTTAGAGGCCCACTTGGTAGCAAACCCGCAAAACTCCGAAACGGTAATAGGATCCATATGCGAATAACCGATCGTGGTATCGCCATTAGGATCCGATCCGCTACGTTGGCCCTTATGTGTCCGCTCGGAATATGGGGGATCGGTTATAACGCTATCGCAAGTAGCCAGATCCGAAAGCGCGGCTTGATACTCCCCTAGCCTTAATTCAATTAGCCCGCATTTCGATCGGTAGTATTCGTAGCCGTTACGTTTAGGCATTTTTTATTTCCTCAATTCTAGCCATAGCCTCGTAAATACGATCCGGGCTACCGTCGATTAGGGCCTTAGCGGTTTCCTCTAATACGGCCCTAAAACGCAAAAGACGATCGGTTAATTCCTCGTTTTCCGCAAATAGCCTTTCGCAATCGCAACCGAGGGCCGGGTATTTATTCGCTAGCTCTGCTTTTAAATCTTCCTTTAGGCGTCCGTTTTCGGCCTCTAGTGTTTTAATCGATCGCTCGAGGCTTTCAATTTCTAGATCGCGATCCATAATTACCCCTTTCGATATCGCGGCCGATCAAGGGGCTAAATGGGGGACTAATCGGCAAAACCCAGCCCCTTGATCGATCCCGGCCCCATGCCGGGTTAACCGCTACTTAAAACCCCGTCATAGTGCGGGCCCCGGGCCTCGGGCGTGGAATTGAGGCCCGGTTACCGGGTAGCTACTCCCGGCCCCGCGCTAGTATTATCGCACAAAATGTTACCGGGTTGCCATTAGTAGAAACCTAAAAATGGCATTTTTACCCGCCCGCATTTCGAGCAAGTAGCATTAGGCCCGGGCTTTACCCCTACGCTATCGTTAACCTGGATCGTATCGTCTGCCTTAACGTAGCGTCCGCATTTCGGGCAAACCCGGACAAAATAACCCGCCCCGGTACTTTCGGAAACATAGCTAACGGTAGGGGGCTCGTTAAATTCCATAGCTAAACGTCCGAGTAAAATTGGGCCGCGGCCCAAAGATCCGTAGGCCTGCAAATTACGATCTCTATTCTCGGGTTTTCGTAATCCTTAGCCCGCTTGATCCAGCATACCGAAAATTGCCGATCGTTTTTAACGATCCCGGCTTTTTCTAATGCGTCGAGTGGGCCCGCGGCTAGGTTGTCTACGTCCGGCCTTTGCCGTTTCGCTAAATACGCTAAGACGATTGCGGCTAATTCGTCCTCGATCGGATCTAGACTCCATTGGGCCTTTAATTGCTTAACGATATCCCTACGCCATTTAGCCACGGCAGGATTATCGACGATAATCGGCCGCCTTTCGTAGGGGTACCGTTTAGCCCATACGATCTGTTTACTGTTTTTTTGCACCATAGGCTTACCGTAGAGGGTAAACGTATAGATCCCGCCACCAATTCCGCCCATAGTGCGGATCTGCTTGCTCGTTTCGTTTTTTCGGGCCATATTTAGATCCCCTTTCGGTGGGGGCGGTAGCGTTTAAGCCTTAGAGCTAGGCGGCTCGGGGGTTGCTACCGTCCCCCCATTTTCTTGGTTAACTCCCCTACGATCTTGCTTATTTTAGCCTTAGCTATTTCGGGATCCGTTAGCGGATCGTCCTCGTCGCCTATAGGTTTTAATTGCCTATCGAGCCTTTCAACCCGGGCCAATTCCCGCTTTGCCTCTTGGCATAATTCGTTAATCTGCCCTACCGTTGGTAGGTATTTTGGGTAAACGTCTACGGCCCGATCCATAGCTCTAAGTATGACCCGATCGTCATAGTGCCGGATCTTGTCATAAAAAGCCCTTTGGGTAGACTGCCACGATTGCTTATCGAGCCTTAGAAGGCTCGGGTAACAAGCCCTTAGACGGGCCATAGCTACCGAAAATTCCGGTTTTTCCATTTTGATCATCGTCCTCGTTTACAAAATCAACCATAGATTGCTCTAACTCGCTTAATTTCCGTTTAGGCGGATTACGCTTAAATCCTATAAACCGCTCTATAGAGCTATCGTCTTTTAGGGCGTATTTAAGGCTAAGGTATTTTTCCCGATCCTCCCAGGGATCTAGGTGGATCCCGTCTATTGCGGCTATTAAATCCTCGGGCTGGTATCCGGCTTTTAGCCATTTCTTGATTAGGTTTTTTTGGTTAGGGGTTGCCCTGGCGGTAGTATGGTAGGTTTTCCAATGATCAAAAACGAGAGTAACCGCCGGATCCGGTTTTCGCTTATTAGCGGGTTTCTTATTTGCCTTATTATTATTGGGTACGGGTACGGGTACGGGTACGGGTCCTTTAGC